ATGTGGTGCCACGCCAGGCTAGGCGTGCGCTCCCGCTGCCCACGCTGTACCGGACCAGTTGAAATCGAACGTTCCCACTGTCATCTTCTGGCCCGTGGTCCAGGCGGTGAGCGGGGATGCGACGTAACCCAGACCAGCGAGCTTTGCCGCGTTGGTGGAATCGCTCGCGGTGATGGTGGCTTCCGCTGGGAAGACGTCCCCCGCTTTGGCTGCGGACTTCACCGGCGGGGTGGGAGCAACGATGTACGTAGTCCCGTTCCACGCAGCCTTTGACGCGTCGCCTAGGACCACGTACAGACCCGTTTCCCATGCGGTGGTGGGGTTCGCGGTGAGTCCCGCAGCGTTCAGTGCCGCGAGATCTGCCGGCACCGGCGCACCGGTCGGACCGATGTACCCCGGCGCACCAGCGGTAGCCGTGGCCGCCACGATGACCAGCGGCGCGCCGCTAGCGTCCACAATGCTGTACTTCCCCTTAAGCGGGAGAGTCGCGGTGAACGTGGCATAGGCGCCGGACGCTGCGTTACCCACGTTGTCCGGCGGGGTGAACGTCACCGTACCGGTGAACCCGTAGCCCACCGGACCGCCAGCCTTGTCGACCCGCGGGTAATAGATGAACGTCCCTTCCTCCCCGTCATGCTGTAGGAGGAACATGACGAGACTGTCCAATGTGGTGAAGTCCTGGACACCGGTGATGGCGAGTTGCCAGACCCGTTCCGCGTTCTCGCTGAAACTCCCCTCAGGACAGAGCGTGGTAAGCGACACCGCGTCACCACCGGTCGAGGTGAGTCCAGCCTGAGTTACCTCACACTGGAACGTGTGGACCATGCCATCCCGGTCCGTCACCTCAAGCTGAATCCATCGAACGAACAGCGGGTCTACGGAAATGCCCGCTGCGGCTAGCGCTGGTGCTGTCATGCTGCTGTCCTTTCTGGACTGTCCTGTTTAGAAGTAGGTGATGACTTGCACGAATCCGTCGCCACCCTTACCACCCGCGCCGGAATCAAAGCCATTGACGCTGGCTCCACCTCCACCACCTCCACCGCCGCGTAACCCGTCACCGCCTTTGCCACCAGCGCCACCGCTACCGGCGCCACCGCCAGAGCCACCAACGCCAGGGAGCATCGGCGCGGCGGGAGGAACGATGATGTCCGAAACACCATCACCGCCGACCACGCCACCGACCCCCGCACCGAAACTTGTGTAGTTCCATAGCTCAGGTCTGCGGATACCCGCGCCACCGTTGCCAGGGACGTTGCTTGCGGGCATGCCACCGCCACCACCACCGCTGGACGCGCCGGTAAGCGTGGTGATCAGACCAACCGCGCCAGCGCCACCGGTTGCGGTAGAGGCTCCCCCCGCGTTGGCACCGGGGACCGCTGTTCCACCGGCGCCGCTGTTCACCGTCCCGCCAAAGCCAGAGAAACCCTGTAGACCGGTCCACGTATCGCTAGCGCCTGGACCAAAGCGCGTTGCTGAGCTAGTGCCACCGGGGTTCCCGTTCGTGTCATCGGTGGTCACCGCCGCGCCACCAGCGCCACCAGCGCCAACCGCGCCGTTAACCACGGCAGGCAACGCCGATGATGGAATCTCGCGCAGGATGCCCGCGCTACCCGCGCCACCACCACCGCCTACGCGAATCGTTCCAGCGGCACCCCGCCGACCGGACCCACCGCCACCGCCTCCACCTTGGACAATGATGGTGTGCGAGGTTGCTCCCGCTGGTTTGGTCCAGGTGAACGCGCCAGGCGTGGTATACGTGTCGATCTGTGGTGGCTTGACGGTTGGCTCTGGACCGATCGGACCTTGTGGACCCGTCGCGCCGGTATCGCCTTTGACGCCTTGCGGACCTTGTGGACCGGCCACGCCTTGCGGTCCAGCTGGACCCGTGGCTCCGGGCTGTCCTTTGTCGACGAACAGATCCCACGCTTCTGGGTGGGTCGGTGACGGAAGGTTGGTGTTAGGCGCGGTGGCAATCCAGACCGCACCGCCGTAGTCCACAATGTCGTCAACCGCGTACGCGGTGGCAAAGTCCCACAGCCCGCGCCAATTGACACCCTCTGGTCCAGCTGGACCGGTAGCGCCGGTGGCACCGTCCACGCCATCCGTACCGGCGGGACCGGCGGGACCGGCTGGACCAGCCTCGCCAGTCGGTCCGGGGTCGCCTTGCGGTCCCTCGTCGCCAACCGGTCCAGCGGGTCCCTGCGGGCCGATCGGTCCGGGGGGTCCCTCAGGTCCAGGTGGACCAGGTAAAGACGCTGGTGGCGGGTTAGGACGGGGTGGAGCTACCCCCGCGCCACCGCTGGTGGGGTAACAGACGGACGCTCCCACGAGGCAATGAATCACGTACGCGGGGTAGCTCTGCTCACTGATGGTGGCCACCACGGGTTCCACGCGGACCACCGCGACGTCCGGACCGCGCAAGAGGTTGACCGCGACGTCCGCGAGGCTGTCAAGCTCCACCTGTGCGTCCTCATCGGACAGACGGCGGCCGATAGCCCACACAGGGACAGCGAATTGCATCAGCTGGACGTCCACGTCAAGCGTCGGCTTAGCCACCACGTAGCACGGGACCATGTTGGGGTCATCGGGGTGATAGGTCCACGTTTCCGTCCCTGAATGCCGCAACGCTTCCGCGAGAGCTAGGCGAATCTCCTGGATCATCCGATACCCCACACCCAGCCAGCATCGACGTAGTGCTCTATCAGCCGTTCCACGTCGGGGTCACGGGACACCACAATGGACACACCCATCTCCGCGAACCCCGTAACCCCCTCCGGCGACTGCCGACGCTTGTAGAGCCGCGCGGCCAACATGAGTACCGCCTGGACCACGGCGGGTTCCTGGACAAACTGAGAATGCACGCGGTCATAGACCCACGTCCCCGCAGCGGCCAGACACATGCCCAACAGCGCATCATCCTTTGTGGTCTGTGAGCCGATCATCTTTTTGAGTTGGTCCAGTCCTGCGCGCTCACCGCCTCGTGGCGCGCCGGGGGGTGGTGCCGGGGTGGGGTACGTCATTGCGCTGCCTCTCTTGTGGACGGGGGTGACCACGTATGCGGCCGTGGCCACCCCCTGGTCCCCTGATCGCGGGGGGTCAGCCCGGGGACCGTCCTAAGGGGACTACTTGGGTTCCCCGGTTTCCGGCAGCTCGTTGTCCGGTGTGGACGGTTGGCCGCCTGGCAGCGTGTTGTCCGGCAGATCCGGGGGGAACCCCGTGCTGGGGTAGACCGGCTGTCCAGGCAGCGAGTTGTCGGGACGGTTCGGCTGTCCTGGCTGTCCAGGCAGACCGTGTCCGGGGTAAACCGGCGGGGTCGGCAAACCGTGGCCGGGGTACACCGGACCACCGGGCAGCGAGTTATCGGGACGTCCGGGGTGTCCGGGGTTCGGTAGCGGCTGCCCGCAGTCTGGGCACTTGATTTGCTGTCCGCATGTTTGGCAGTACATGGCTCTCCTTCGATTCGTCTTCCGCCGGCGGCGGTTCGGGGTCTGTCTCTTGTGGAGCTTTCCCGCGGCTCACCACGACGCTGCCTGACACGTGCGCGTCACGCTCGTAGTGCCTGAGCGCGTCCATCGTGGTTCCCATGTGGACGCTCCTTACGGCGCGAGGTGAACCGCAGCGTTGGGCACTGGCCGGTACAGACCGACGTAACCCGCATAGGCCACCTGGACACCGAGGACCGATGGCTCAACAACTTGCAACGGGGGGATGTTCTGCTCGTAGACCTCAAGCGCGTAGTCATTGACAACCCAGAATGAGTCATCCGTGACACCGGGGGTGACCACGAGACGCAGACCCACGGGGTTAGCCGCGAGGCTGTCAGCCGACATGGTTCCACCGGCATTCCCCGGCGCCAGGAACGGGAACAGCGGACGTCCAGCGGCATCCGACGCGCCACCCAGACGGGCCCAACCGAGCGGACCCGCAGCGATGACCGTGGGAAGCTCCCCTGTGGACGCAAACACCATGGCCGCAGCGTCATAGAACGCGGCAATGATCTCAGCGCCGGTGGCCGCAGCAGCGAGCGTCACCTTGCCGGTGGACTTGCTCATTTCCGCGATAGCGGCTGTCTCCACCGCTTTGGCGTACCGGCGCGCGAGCTGGCCGATGACCGTATCGAGCGTGATCACATTCCAGTCGAACGTCTGGCGAGCGACGTTGACGTAGCCACCGAGGGTGAACAGCGCAACGTCATCACTGGCCAGTCGGAACGGCTGAGAAACAAGCTCGTCCTTCTGCGCAGCCTGGATACCCACACCGTCCGTGATGTGGTCATCGATGAGTCGCGGCCGGCGGAACGTCGGTCCACTAGGGATGGACTGAACGCCGAGCGCCGTAACCAGCGGACGCGAGGTGTTGTAGGTGTTGATAACCGGACCCACCAGCGCGTTGGGGAACACCCCATCGAAGTTGTCCGTAGTGATGTGTGCCGCTGCGCGGTGGTACCGCTTGATGCGGTCCTCTGCCTCTTGCTTGAGGTGGCCTTTGCCCACGTGGGTGTTGAGATAGTCACGCAGGTACATACCGATGGAGCTGTATTCCACCGGACCGTCCTGGCCTCCACTCTGGACACCCGAACCGAGCCGCGCCAGGCGGTCCTGCGCAGCCTGCGAAAGCTCGATGTCTCCACTGAGGACCTCGATCTGCTTGTCGATAGCGGCGATGCGCTCCCGACCACGCGTGATCAGCTCCTGGTCGTTGTCGCTGAGGTCACGACCCTGCTCCATCGCGGTGTCCGCGAGAGACTTTGCGAGGCTTACCTTTTCCTCGCGTTCCTTGCTGAGTTGCTTGAGCATTGCGTCCATGATGGACATTCCCTTTCCCGTTGTCTTGAGTGGCCTTTCGTCCAGACGTCGGGAGAGGAGTCCGTACTAGCGAGGAGTCGACCTGTGTCGAGGTGTCGCATCATGCGGGGGAGTCTCTAGTGGACTGTCTTGCGGGGACTTGCCTTGCCTTACGGTGTTGCCTCTAATGCGTCCAGCCGCGCGAGGATGTCGGTTAGCTGGGTCTGGATATCAGTGATCGCGGATTGATTAACCGCGATGTCCTGGCTCTGTGTGACGTCCACCGCCTTGATAGCGGCCACGTCAGCCTCTAAGTCCCCCAACCGGTCCAGGATGGGGAGCAGATCCGGCGGGGTTCCTCCGGCTGGTGGGGGGATGGGTACCGACAACACCAGCGTGTCGCCAGTGTCCACAACGGCCAGACGTTCGTCATACGCTGACAAGGGAAGCGCCTCCCCACGGAATCTCGTTCCTGGACTCACCACGGATCACCGACAGGGACCCCTCTGCCAGGCGCGTCCAGCCGGTGGACACTGTGGACACGTACAGATCCCACGGCCACGTACCGGTGAACGCGGAATAGAGGTCCGTGACGTCTGCGGGCTGGTGGACCCAGAGTTGAGTCCCGCTGTCCTGTGTGTACGTCGGGAGCTTGTGACGGGTTTCCAGCGAGGTCCAGGCGCACCGCGCACCGAGTATCGGCGCGGCCACCGCAGACATCACCGTTTCGTCATCGGGTAGCCAGAGCTTTGGCTGCCACCAGAGTCCCTGTCGGAACGTGAAAGACGTACCGCCACCCTGATGGACCACCGAGTGGACTAGCTCCGGTACGCGGTCCAGGTAGAACCGTTGGCCCACCACCACGTCCTGAGACTTCACCGGCGCATCGGGCTGGTACAGCGCGAACCCCTGTAGGAAATCGGTCCCCGTCTCTATCACGAGGTCTACCGCAGCTGCTCTCACCGCGACTCACCCAGCGACGCTCGCACCGCGCGTTCAGCGGGACTAGCTTGCATCCGCGCGAGATCTGCCCGCAACGCGTCCAGCCGTGGGGTTCTGGACCCCGCGTTAGCCCGCTCTGCTGCCTCCTGAGCCATGATCAGCGCTTCCGTGCTGTCCAGGTCACCCCCGGCGCTCTGCGCGTCCCTGGCGTACATCAGGGTGGCACCGACGTAGGCGGGTTCCTCCACCGCCGCAACGTGGTCCACGTAGACGCTCAGCCGGTCGATAACCCCGTCATAGGCCAACCGGTCCCGCAGCGAGTAGTAACCCAGCGACAGACCCTTGTGGGTGGACGTGAGGACGTCCAGCGCGCGCTCATAGATGCCACGGTCCAGGCGGAACCGTGACCACGCTCCGTCCTGACGTTCCTCTAGCGCCACCCCGTGGCCCAACCGGTTGGTGAGGTTGCGGTGGTCATGTCCGTAGTAGAGGACTACCCGATGCCACGCCTTTGCCGCACCGGCCATAGAGCCGTACGGGAACCGCTCACGCTTGTGTAGTCCGTCCTCGTGGAAATCGACTACCTCGCCATACGGGACCACTCGTCCATACGCCTCGTGGGTCCGCTCGTCAACGTCGCGAATCTCCAATGTGGATGCGAAATCACGACGGATGAGTTTGCGCTCTGTCATGACGCTAGCTCTCCGTTCGTCTGCTCTGCGAGTGGTCCGGCGCTACCGGGGGGAGTGGGTGGGTTGCCAGTGAACGGCTGTAGTTGCGGCGGGGTGGCTGGCTTAAGCTCCGCAGCGGTGAGGGGTTCCAGGTTCTCCCATGCCCGCGCCTCGTTAACCCTGAGAACCTTGCAGCCGATCCCCGTTTCGTAGCCTTTCATGCGCTCCACAAAGGATGGTGCGATGAACGATTCAGCGTCATGCCGCGCCACCAGCCCACGCGCGAGGCAGAACCCCGACAGCGCCTGCATGATGTTGCGGGAGACAGCTCGCAGCGTCGCGCGCCAGAGGAAATCAAACGCGGACTCTGTG